GGATCGAGGCCGGCGCCGTGGCCGTGATCGTCTTGTCCCAATAAAGGATGCCCAGCCACATCGGGCTGTCGGTCTGGTAGGTCCAGGTTGCTTGATCCGGCTTTGCGGCGCACTGATTCCCAATGTACTGCCAGAGGCCGTCGCGACCTTGGGTGGTGGCCATCATGTAGCCCAGATAGGCCGGGCCGAACTGCCCGACATTGCCAGGGCCGCCGAACGTCGACCCAGCCCACATCTCGCCCTGCGGAGTGACGACTTGATCCCCGACCAGGGCTGTTTCCGCGTATTGCTCGTCCCCCGTGACAACACGCACCATGCCCTGACGGCGGCCGGCGTAGTAGTTCATCCCCGTAGATATGCCGGTGCAGATCTCGTATGCCAGGTTCCAGATGAACCAATACGGATCTTGGTAAGGGTAGAATTGGTGCAGGCCGTCACCGATTTGCTCATTGAAGACCACGGCCTGGTTCTGCATCGCATTCCGTAGCTGCACCGAACGATCCGTGGCCCCCGCCTCGCCCTGGATAGCCATCTGACCCGAGACGAACCCATTGAGCCCGCAGTGATAATTCTCATGGACATTCCAGCCAGTGGTCAAGATGGCTGAAATGTATTGCGGGATGTTCGTCTCGAGCCGGGCGATGAGGGCGGCGCGCTGTGGTCCGGTAAGAAGATCATAGCACCAGTCGAGCACAAAGGCACACGGATCTCCCCAGCAGTCGAAGCCAAGGTTTTGCTGCTGGTATGCCCCACCGATAGCTTTGGTATAGGCAGCGGCTGCCCTGGCGGCGTCATTGGCGAAGACGCTGTAAAGCGCATCGATGACCGCACTTCGACCACTTAAGTCTGTCGATATGAACCACTGATCGACCCCGAACTTAGGGCCATTGGTCACCGTCACAACCGGGTCAACCCAATTGGCCTGGAACCTCGTAACCGTGGCAGGGGTGAAGAACAGTCGGCGGGCCCGACCGACACCCGTGCTGCCAGGCGTCCAGACGGCCTGCGGCGCCACCAACGGGGTCGTCGTGATGAGATTGCTGGCCATTACGGCGTCCCCCCGACTGTCTGCAACGAGCGAATGATGGTGGGGCAATCGCCGTCAAAGGTAGCGATGGTGGCGCCGTCGTAATCGAGGGGGTTGGTGCGGAACCCGTAGACGCCGCCAGTCGTATCGGTGACGTAGCACCCGTATTTCTGGCAGGCATTCCAAACCAATTGGCCAAGTGGCGATAACCCTCCCGGCATGGCCGTCGTGGGTGGGATTGCCAGCCGCTGCCCCGTCTTCACTATCCCCGGCGGATTTGCCCCTGCTGAGCCGTCGCCATTGATGGCCGGCGCGACAAAGCCCGTCAAGCAATGCCCCACATCGACCCGAAGCTGCAGCGCATTTGGAATAAACCCCAGCCCGTCGCTTACTGCCTTTCGTATTAATCCGGCTAGCTCCGAGGCGCCCGCCGCATCGATCCCCGCCCCATGGAACGGGCTGAGCACCCCCCAGCCATCGTCGGTCAATACATCGGCGTAGGCGTAACCGTTGGCCGTCCCGGTCGTAAGCCCCGTCCTGGTGAATTGCCAGAAATTATGGCAAACCGTGCCGTTCATCACTAAGATTTCGCTGTCTGATCCGACTGCCCCGGTGGCGCCAAAGACCATGGCGGTCGAAGCAGCAGTCTGACTGATGCTGACCTCATAAGTCCCAGCGCCACCCGTGCCGCTGATCAGCCCCGTGACGCGTGTCCCGGCCGTGACCCCCGACCCGGTCAAGACGACCATGTTGATCTGAATAATGCCGCTGGCCGGGGGCGAGGGCACGGTCATGGTGGTCCCGGAGATCGAGGCCGTGAAGCTCGCCGCGGGTATCCGAAGCTGCACCGTCCCGCTCGGATTCCCCCAACTCCCCGGCGTATAGGTCACCGTGACAAGCGGATCGGTGCCGAGGCCGAAGTAGAGGCCGGGGGAAAACGTGTCCCAAGACGTGTTGTAATTGAAGCCCGTATCGGCCGGCCAGGCGATTGAAGTGTAGGTCGCGGTTAGGATATTGATCGGTTGGTTCCAACTAGAGGCCGAGCTGAAAGGCCGCTGCGCCGGCACGAAGTCAAGGAATAGCTGGGGGGCCAACGCCTTCGCCTGCACCAGGGTCATCGGCACGTAGGTCGCCCCGGCTTGATCGACCTTGATGACCGTGACGATCTCGCCGATCGCCCCGCCTGTCGCCCCGCAATTCGCGGGCGTAACGGCGAAAACGCTATGCCATTGGTTGGTTATGACGTCGAAGCCTTGCCGGCTGATGGTCACGGATTTCGTCGCGTCGTCCATACCCCCATACAGGTCGTATTTGGCCCCGTTCAAGACGATCTCATAGCCGGCGCCGCCGAGCAGTTGCGTGGCGACCAACGACTGATCGATCGGCGACAGCACCTGGATGGCGGCCTGGCTGACGCCCTGCTCCACCATGATGAAATTCGGCGATCCGGCGAGGGCCTTGCCGGTCAGGAGCTGTGCCGCCGCCTCTTGGACGGGAACGAATGTCCCGGTGGCGACAGCCGCCGCGCTCCCGGCCAGGAATGAGCGTCGGCGAATTTTGCGGCTCATTTTGTCAGCAGCTGCTCTGTTGCGGAGGACAACCGGGTCGACCAGAAGGTCAGGCGCTTACCAGGAACGGAAGGATTGATGCCGCCATTGGTGGAAAACGGGAAGACCGGCGCCGCTGGCGCGAAGGTGTTGGTATCGCACACAGGTGAGCCGGCGTTCCACACGATGCAACGCCCCGATCCGTCCCAGGCAATGATGACCTTGTCGGTCGTCGGGTCGCTGGGCGAACCTCCGTCCAAGGCCGTTATCTGCACATTGGCATGGGAGACGCTTATGAATGACCCACCCAAGGTGCCGCTTGTGATGAAGCGATCGAGCGTCCCGGACGTCGAGGCGAAGCAAGAGGCCGCGATGGCAGGGTGCGGCCGGGTCAATTGGCACATGACCGTGCCCGCCCCCGATGCCGCCAGTGCCTGGATGTGCCCGCTCGTCGGGAATTGAATGAAGTCGGTAGCACGAAACGCGGTAGCGCCAGCTGTCTGGATGAATGATGTAGGTATGCTGGCGGCGGTGGCGTTGAGTTCGAGTTGGAATTGACCGAGCGTCCCATCGACGGTCACGGTGCAAGTGCCGGTAACCGTGATCGTGACCGAGACGGGGTTCCCCTGCGAAGCCCTGCTGCTGCCGCACCCCGTTGCCGTGCCCGCGCCCATCGTGGCGCCGCCCGAACCGTTGACCCATAACGTATAAGGCGACGCCGACGATGCGAGGGAGCCGGTGGTCTGGGTCGCCGGGGCGGTGCTGTTCAGGAGATAATTCGTCCGCACCAGCTCGGTCAGCAGGCCGATTCCTTGGACGACGCGGATTACACTATTCGCGTAGGTTATATAAGCATAACCTGATGGCGAGGTCGGCAAAAGGCTCGTTGCCGTCGTGCCAGTGCTGCTTACACGCGTAACACTAAAATATTTCCGAACATCAACAAAGCCTAAATCATAATAGCGGCCGTTGACGAAATCAAAGTCCGCGACCGCACCAGGCAAGACCCATTCATTCCGGGTCAGGACGATGTAACCATTGCCCGCAAGCGGCGCGAGCAAAAGAACGGCCGCCAGCAGCCCCAGCAGGGCCTTCTTGAACCTCACTGGTAGTATCCCCAGGCCTGGACGTCCACAGCCGTCGCCCCGGCGGCGGCCGTCGTCACGACGGCGATCGCCACGCCCGTGCCCGAGGCCGGGATGCATTGCCCGCTGGTGCCAAAATTGCGGGTGAAGTTCACGCCGCCCGTCGAGCTGACGACACCCTGATAGGTGAAAGTGCCGTTCAGCAGGCCGGTGATGGTGATCGGGCTGACCGCCGCCGAGCCTCCAATGGCGCTGACGTCCACCCCGCAAATGAAATTTGTCTTATTGGCCACGATGGCGAGGGTAGCCGTCACCGCACCCGTCGTGCCTGTGGCGATCGCGGTCGTCGGGAACCAGGGCGGCTGAGACGAGATGACCTGACCGACAGCCGGAGCCCCAGGGAGCCCGGTTGCGAGCGACGTGGGCACGATAGTGCATTGTGACCCGGCACAACCGGTACCGCCATCGCCGACCAATATCAGAGTGCCTTTAGCCGGGAGGGTCGCGGCGGGAGCCGCCTGCGTAGCCGCCGCGAGCAACCACTGGCTCTTCGCTATCGTATCGAGCGTCGCGGAACCGGAACCCGCATAAGTTGCCGGGTCGGCAATGCACCCCTCTACCGTGTTGGCGCAATCCGCAATGGTGGCCGGGCCGCCGCCACCGCCCGCGCCGCCACCACCACCCGAGCCCGCTACGCCCCCAACGCCGCCAGACATCACGACAACGCCGGATGTCGCCGTTCCGTCTTGGTTGATGCAGGCCCCAACCGTGAATGTACTCTTGATGTAGGTAAACGAGCTGTTCGGCTGGATTGCGTCCATCCCAGGTGTGGCGGTGGCCGAGCCAATGCCGAGGGTGCAACTAACAACCTTGGTGCTCAGATTGTAGAAAATCGCCGAGGAGCCGGTGGGAAGCGCGCCGGATGCCGAGACGTTGCTGGTTGTCAGGGAGGAAAAAGCCGGGGTGGGCGTGAAGCCGCCAGTGGCGCCCCCACCGCCGCCCCCGCCTCCAGCCCCGACCACGCATAGCTGCCCGTGGCTGTCGTAGGTCAGGGTCGAGGGGCCGCTGGCGTTTAACGGCCCATAAGTGCCGTCGCAGGCCGGGACATAACGATACTGGGCCGCCCCGCCATCGGCCTTGGCGCCCGACGTGAAAAGGCCAAGCGCCAGCATGGCGCCCAGCAACGCAAGCTTGCTCATGGGTTCAACCTTTCAGGTGCCGTCGTCGCTGCGCGGGCGCGCGAGGCCCGCGCCTGTTCCGAGGCCTAGACCGGCGAGGCCGTACTTCTTGAGGATGGAGATGATGTCGTCGCTAAACGTGACAAAATTCCGCGTTCCATCACCTTTGCCGCGCGATCCTGCGTCTAGGTACTTGATGCCGGGGATGCCGGCGTCGCGGAGGGCTTCGTAAGCTGACGCGGGTTGGTCGCGCTTAAGCAGCGTCGTCTGTCCAGACTTGTTTTCCAAGGCGCGATAGGCATCTTCGCCTGACATTGGAGAGCCGGGCGAGCGTTCCATCGTATCAATGTTGAGCGAACTGGGTTTGTTTGGCCCAACGCCTAATCCTCGCATCGCCTCCTGCACCTTTGGATGCTGCTCGCTCAGCGGCTTGTCCCAGTCGAGGAAATGCTCAGGGTCGGCGTGGATCTGGACCTGATACATCGAGCCGCCGCCCTTGTATCCGCTATTCAGCAAGTCAATCGCTTGTTCATAGTGATAGGTCTGAGGCGCGGCGGTTGTTATTCCAAGTTCGGCTGCCCGAGCGTCTTGCCGCTGCGATGCCTTTAGATTGCCTTGCAACGTCTTCAGCGCCGCATCGCGGTCGCCACCATTCAGGTCAAGTGCTCTCTCAACTGCGCCGGCAGGCGTCGGAGAATTAGCCACATTACCGGTCAACTGATTGCGATATTGCTTCGCCACGCCCTCATTCCCCGCGAAGTACAGCCCATGCCCGTAAGCCTGCGCGCCTTCGCCCGTACCGATCTTCGAGATGTCGAACTTGTCGAAGTCATGCGGTGAGCCGTGATAGGCAGTGATGCTCGGCACCAGGCTCTCGGCCAGGCTCGTGGCCGCCTTGGGCAACGCCTTGGATTCGAGCCGCGCCGCCAGCCTCTCGCCCGCACCGACACCAGGCAGGGCGCCCAGCGCCGCCAGGCCGGCGCCCGCGAGGTCGCCCCGGTTCCAGGCCTGGCCGAGATCCGCGACCGAGCCGGCCGGCGTCATGCCGATAAGGCTCGGGATGCTCGATGCCGTCTGAGCCAGCCCTGAGCCTTGCGGCGCGATGCTCTGCAGGCTCTGGGCCAGCCCCTTCTGCCAGTCGGCCGGCTGCGGCCCGATCGAGGCTTCCTGCCTCGACGGGTCTTGCCAGGTCGGCAACACCGATTGTTGCGACTGTTGCGGTTGCGGCGCCATCGCCGGAAACTCGGGACCGCCGCCGGCCGCCGCGAGGGCCCGCTGCAGGTCCATGTCCTGCGGGCTCTGCGCGTAGGGCCAGGCGGGCTGCCCGATCTGATGCTGCATGAAGGCGTCGTCGGCGCCCGACGACCCTACTTGCAGCGGAGCCTGCGCCTGGCGCACGATCGCCTGCTTGGCACGCTCGGCCGCGAGGTAGAGTTGGGTGTCGAATGGGTCGTGCCCCACTTCCTGCAATCTGAAGCCCGGTGCCTCGATGCCGGCCGGCGGCGGGGCCTCGGGCAGCTCGTCGGGCGTCTTCTGACCCGGCACCTCGGCCGGGCCAGGAAACCAAGACGAGATCAGCGGCCCGAGATCTTGGGCTGCGCCGGGTGCCGGCGTGCCCTCCTCGACCGGCGCAGGCGCCGCCTTCCTGGGCGCCACGCTGACCGGGACGATCAGTGGCTCATGCGCGTGTGGCATCGTCCACGGGTCATGCGGGACCGGGTCGAGGACGTATTGCGCCATCTAGCAGCCCTTGCAAATCGGCGGCGGCGCATCGGGCACGATCACGTGATCCGGCACCCGGCTCACCCTACCGGACACGGGGAAAGGAAAACCCGCCCAGGCAAGAGATCAGGTCGAACACGAAATAAATCGCCGCAATGACAATGATCGCGACGATGACAATCCGAATGATCTGCGGGATCGGCCCCAAATTGAAGCCGATCATCGACAACACCCAAGGGACGAAAATCTGCAGGACGGCGATGACCGCCCCCAGGATCACCAACCAGATGAGGACCGCTTCGATCCAAGCGAGCGAAAAGCACATGGCGTCACCTCACTCACGATGCAGGGATCTCACACGCACATAGCCAAATCATGAGGCACGCCCATTCGCCATGATGGCCGGGACAAACGCCGTCGATCATCCAGCCTTGCGCAAGGCGCGCGGGCACGTCGTCAAAGCGCACGTAACGGAAATGGCGGATCATGCGCCAAGCCCCGCGAATAAGTCCAACCGTTCTCTAGGAAGACATGCCGGCGAATACCAAATGCATTCTTTGTTTGTAGTCTTGCTGCCGCCATACGTTAGCCGGCCGCGCGCCCACTCGACTATATCCCACTCAGGCAAAGCATAATCACCTACGTGGCCGCAAAGCGCGACACGAAGATGAGCATTGTCGTACGCCCATGCCTCGACAGCATCGGCTACGGATGACGCTTCTTCGCCGTAAATCCGTTCATATGAACGATAAGGTGGATCGAGGAACACGGCAGTTTCGGCGTCGCCGAAATGGCTGTTGAGACACCGAGACCAGTCGCCATGCACAACGCGGACGCGTTCAAGGCGGTCGGCGAGCTGATGCAGCCAACGCCATGCCGTACGTCCGGCAGAGGTAAGGAGATCGGCGCCCATGCCCGCATTGCAAGTGTGAGGAACCTGCCCGACCGCTTGGATGCCCCTGCCCGCGTCGCTAATGTGAGGGACCTTCCCGATCGCGTGGACGCCCACGCCCGCGTCGCTAATGTGAGGGACCTTTTCGCCCCCGCCCCATTCGCACCACCCCGAGCCGATCCAGCAGCATTGCCCCCATAGCCACCAACCCGCGACTTTGGCGTCGCCCGGCCAATCGCAATCATGCAATCCGGCGCCAATGTAATCACGTCGCGCCATCAACCAAATATGCCGAGCCCCGAGATCGATATGCGAGACGGGATAATCCGCCCATTGTGCGACTAAATCAGGCTGATGCTTCACAGCGCGCCAAAAGTTGGCGATGAAACCTGATCCGTCGCAAATGACTTCGAGCGAAGCCCGGCGAGGCGCGGCGAGCAAAACGGCCGCAGACCCACAAAACGGCTCAATATACTGAGTGATTGAGCCAAGCCGTTTCCATACTTCGGCAGCGACCGAGCGCTTACCGCCGAAATAGGGGAAACAAGAAAGCAGGGTCACGTTTCCATCACGTCTTGATCAGCACCCGCTGATAGACGCCGCCGGGGTGCGGCGCGTGGACGTAGAAATGCCCGTCAGGAGCCCGCACAGGTGGCCCACCGGGGATCGGCGGACCAGGCGCGGCCGAGGCCGAGGCGGGCGACATTGCAGCCCCTTGGGGAGCTTCGAGCCCTTCCGGCGGCTGCATGGCGGCGTGCATGTCGATCGCCGACTGCGCCTCGGTGGCGTGCGACTTGCGCGTCTCGTGCTGGGTCAAGGCGATCTTGTGCAGCGCGGTCGCCTGCTTCAGCCCGGCATCGGCGGGCGCGCCCTGCAGCTTGACCTGGGCGTCGGCCTGGCTCGCCTGCGCCGATGCCATGTTCTTCGCCGCCTCCGACTTGGTCTTGTCGATGGTCGCCTGCTGCATCTGCTGCTTGGCCGGGTCGGTCTGGTTCATCAGGGCGTTGAGCTTGTCCTTCTCCGAGCGCGGCAGCGGCGACAATTCGATGAGGGCCGGCGGCGGGATCGGCATCCCCTTGAGGGCAAGCGCCGACATCAAATCGAAGCTGTCGCCCATGACGTTCGCGGTGTTCGGGCCCTCGTCCATCAGGATCTCGACGTCGAGGTTGCCGATGGCGTTGACCAGCGCCGGCCGACCCCACTCATCGACCATGTATTGGTTGATGGCGACATATTGCGCCGTCATCTGGTCCTTGGTGACGCGCAGAAAGCGCTCCGAGGTCCAGTTGCGCTGCTGCGCCACCCAAAGCGCCCGGTAGATGCGCAAGCGCCAGCCGTTCCAGGCCTCCAGGAACGGCCCCAGCTCGGCCAGCGAGGCCTGCTGCTGCATGGCCAGGCTCCTGCCCGAAACATCGGCCGGCGCGCCGCCTTGCGCGGCGAGCGCCGGGCTCGGGCCGAAATTGTCGATCTCGGTCTTGGCGTCGGCGTAGAATTGCGCCTGCTTCAGGAATTCCTGCTCCTGGGTGATGACCTCGATCTCGTTCGGATCGACTTCCCAAATCAACACACCGTCGGCCCGCGCCGCCTCGGTGCGCTTGGTCTCGATGTCCTGGCCGTCGCCGCCGAGCGTCATGCGCCCGACCTTCAGCTGCCTGGCGCTCGCAATCCAGGCCATCTTCATCTTGGCGAAATTCATGGTGTCCTGCGGCCCTCTCAGGTGCCGCACGAAGCCATAGTGGTCGCCCTCCTCGTCGATCGAGACGCAGAAACCGAGATAACGCGAGATGGTCTTGCCCTTCTCGTCGAAGAAGGGCGACACGCCATAATCGAGGATCGTCGAGCCGGCATAGAAGCAATACCGCCACTCGGCCTTGGTCCTATACCAGTGCTCGACCAGGCGCAGCTTCTTCTTGCCCTGCGACCACAGATATTGCTTGTCGTCCTCGAACTCGGTCTGCGAGTCGTCGCCATGCGAGCCCGAGGCCTCGTCCCAGCCGGGCTTGCCGGCCTCGCGCGGGAACAACTCCTCGAACTCGTCCTGAGTGACAAACTTCGAAGTGCCCATGAAGCGGGCATCCGAGAGATCCTGACGCAGGCTCCGAGGGTCATAGAAGAAGGTCCGAGGATCGACCGCAGCGACATCCGGGTCGGGGTCCGCCTTGTCGCCCGGGCACAAGCCCAGCTCGGCCATGACGATGCCGTGGCAGCAGCCGATGACCAGCGCCTCCGACTCGTGCGCGTCCCAATGGCAGGCGTCGAGCGCGGCCCGCACGCACTGGGTCGCCAGCTCAGCGCCGGCCTCGTCGGGGGCGTTGCGACCGAAGGCCTTGGGATCACCGCGCATCTTCTTCAAAACGCCGACGATCGAGTTAACCTTGGGCCGGACGCGGTTGAAGACGATCGGCGCCTGGCGCCTATTGAAGAAATCCTTCAGCTGCTGCTTCGAGAATTGCTTGCCGTGATAATACTCGATGGCGATCTTGGCCTCGGCGATCTCGTCAGCCTTGAGACTCACGAAATTCGCGAATTGCCGGCGCAAATCCTCAACCTTGGGCGGCTCAATCGGCGGCGTGTCGTCCTCGGCCGGCGCCTCGCCGAGCGGCTTATAGGCGAACACCGGCTTCAGCTGCGGCGGCGCCGGCCGCTGCTGAGGTTGAGGCAGCATCTGCGGGGCTGCTCCAGGAGGACCGGAGGGAGGCGACCCAAGGCCTCCTGGAGCCCCGCCTGGCGGCATCGCCATCTGCCCACCCATAGGCATAGACATAGGACCGCCAGGCGGAAGCGTACCACCGAGCCCCGGCTGCTGGGGTGGCGGAAACGGCAAGACGTTGCTGGGAACCGGAGGAGGCATCTCACATATCCGTCACGTTCAAACGCTCGCGTACCGGCTTCGAGACGCTGTAGCCGGTGAGCTTCGACGGCGCCTCGAGCTTCACACGCGGCGCCACCCAAGGCCGCGACAGGCAAGCATAGCGGCACTCGTCGACCGCGTGATCCTCGGCGTCGGTGTCGATGTCCTCGGGCCGGTCGGCGTCATGCTCCATCAGCGGCAAGGTCCGAATGAGGTGCCGACAGGTGTCGAAGACAAATAACGCCGGTGCCTCCCCGGTGCCGACCAATCGGGCCCTGAGCGCGCCCCAGCCCGAGATGGCGCCGCGCTTGGGGGCGCGGGTGTTGTCGGCCTCGCGGAACAAGAGCGAGCCGCCCGCAGCACGCGCGCCCGCGCGCATCTGCTCGTAGATCGAAGGCCCGCCCGACTGATTCATGCAGGACGGATCGAGCACGCCGTAGGTAATGCGCTCACCCTTCTCACGCTCGACGATGCCGGCGCCAATCGCCTCGTTCGAAAGCTTCAGCCCAACCCACGTCTCCCCAATTTTCTGGGCCCCATACCACTCACGATAACGGACGATCGCACCGCGTGGGATATAGCGGCGAGGGCCTGCTTGAAGCGCTGCCGCAGCTCGTCCCGCAGGTGCGCCTCGACCAAATCGATCTCCCTCTCCGACAGCCCCACCCGGCGATGGGCCTGCTCCTCGCCCAGCCATTCCTGCGTGTCCGACCCCCAAGCGCGACGGTAGCTCAGCCGGGAGGACGTAGTCGTCGGAGGCCACAGCCCACCAACCAACCGAAAACGGCGAAGCCGAGCCCCAATCCATCGAGCGGAACCGTAACCAGTGCGGCGGCACCTCGAAAGGCGCCACCACATGACGCGCCTCGACCCATTCGGCGAAAAACGCCCCTTCAATGGCATTCCAATCCCCCTCAAGCCAAGCCCGCACCAGAGCCGGGTTGCCGACCATGGTCAAGCGCGACGCATAGCCGGGATCGCGCTGCATCAGGATCTGGTTGTCGAGCAGCCGCGAGGGGATCACCGCGACCTGGTGCTGGGTGCCGTTGGGCAAGCCCTTGAGGAGAATGCGCGCCGCCTTAGGAAAGGGCACCATCTCGTAGCGCTCCCTGATCCAGGTCTGGCCGGGGCCGCCAGGGTTGCCGGTCAAGATGAGCTGCACCGGCACGCCGCCAGCCGAACGCAAGGCCCCGAACAGGCGGAAGATCGGATCAGGGCTCGGATACTGCCCCGCCTCCTCGATCCAGGCGTCGGTCAGGTTGCGGCCCTGATACTCGCCAGCGTCATCGATCGAGTCGAGGTAGCCGAAGCCGGCCCGCCCGCCATGCGGCATGCGCCAGGTCAACTTCGACTCGTTGAACACCGCCCCGAGCGGCCGGTAAATCTCCTTCGAACGGTCGATGGCGTCGGTCGAAGACACCGTGGTGCGCCGGAACATCATGGCGTTGAAGGCCGGCCCGAACTTGGCCTCCTTGGCAGCCCAACGCCCGAGCACCCCATCGGTCTTGCCGCCGCCGCGCGAACCACCGAAAAAAATCTCGGGCGCAGGGCATTTGCAAAGCACCGCCTGCGGCCCCGGCTGCGGCGCCCAGACCACTTCCTCGGGGAGATCGTGGTCAAGCATCGACAAGTAATCCTCCAGTGTGGTGAATTGCGTTTTTAGCTGCTCCGCGCGGGGAGGGGGCGGCCGCCGGAACCGACCGGCTCAGCGGTCCATCCCCGGTCCCGGCCCCCCGCCCCGGGAGGGGGCCCCCCGGCCCCGGCCCTCCCGGCCCCGGCCCTCCCGGCCCCGATCGATAACCAAATGACTATACTGATGGCTGAGCCGATGGCGATGGTGGGGTATGGCGGAGATGCAATCCGCTATGTGACCACATCAAGTCGTTGATATTGCGCCGCTATCTCAACCGCTGTTGGCGTCTACCCTAACATCTACCCCAACATTGTGCAGCGCGTGGCTCAATTCGGCTTCAAGTCAAGCGTTGGTGGTTCGCAGTATTTCCGCTCGAACTCCTCGATCGACAAGGGCTCGTCTCTGACTACCTTGCGAACGGTGATCTGCGCGGTCAAGTCTATCGTCTGCAAATCGGGCAGAACTTTCGCGAGTAAACCTAGCGCGGCACGTACTTGGGTTGAGCGCATCTTTCGTTTCCCTTTGACGTGTTCAGTCAAGATATTGACAATCGCCGCTACTTGGATGCGCTCACGGATGCGCTGATCGATGATCGGCCGTGCGCCTTTCGGCTCCGGCCTGTTGTGCGAAGGCCGGCGCGCTTGGCTTGCAGCTGATGCCCGCGACTTGATCGGCATCAGCGCAGGCTCGGGCGCCCCTAAGTACTTGCTGTGAAGCTTGCTGACCGGCACGGCATCTTTTCTTTCGATTGTTGCGAAATACTTGTTGACACCACCGTAGTGGTTGACTTATAGCTTTGTCTCCGAACAGGGCGCCTCGCCGATCAACGGGGGCTGGACACCGAGATGACCAACCCAAGCTTCATCTGGCTGCTGCTGTCCCTCTCGCCTCTCGCGCTGTTCCCGCTCGGCGCGATCTTTGGCGCGGCGCTCGATCTCATCGATCGCCACTACGTCGACCTCTGAGCCCGCCTCACCTCACGCAAAAGCCCGCCGGTTGGCGGGCTTTTGTTGCTGTTGGGCGAGCAAGATGACGATGCCACAAGCATGCGCCCCTAGGTTCACCCGGTCAAGTTTGTTGCTTTTCTGCTTAAGCAAAAAGCAAAAGCAAAAGCAGGATGCCCTTAGCTCCAGGAAGGCCTAGGAGCCCCGTGGAAGCCCATTGCGGCCCAGCGCTACCCAACAGCCCGTCGCCACACCGACGCCGCTCCTGGGTCATTCCCAGGTCACGGCGCGCCAATGCGTCGCCAGATCTTCGAGGGCCTCGACGAGCCGTTGGCTCAAGGCGAAGACGCGGTGCTTGCCTCCCGGCCCCAGGCTCGCCGCGATCTCCTCCAGGGTCCAGCCCCGCCCCGTGTTCGGGTTGATCTCGGCGAGTACCTGATGCAGCAACCGCTCGGAGCGCTCGCCGATGTGACGCCGGATGCGCACCAGTTCGACCAGCACGAGCCCGGCCCGTTGAATTGCTTTGACGACGATATCGTCGGAATGCGCCGTCCGC